TCGATAATCTCTGTTAGCTGTCTTGAGGATATGGTTGTAAAGATACCCTCGTCATCATCACCTTCTTCTGTGTAGAAATCAAAGAACGATCCAGACCTAGATGCAAACAAACTTTGTAGCTTAGACTTTGTACCACCTAACCATAACCTTCCTGCATAGAATGCGGCTGTTTTAGGGTATCCTCTAGTAGCAGACCATACATCTTCTTTTCTAGGAACTCCTTGAGTATTTAAAGCAAACTCTATTTCGTTATTAGTACCGCCTATTTCTGATGTTGCAAAGCCAGACCATAATTCAAAAGATTTAGCAGACTCACCGCTAACTGTAATTGTAAAATTAGCATTATTTGAGGAAGTAACAGAAACACCTGTATCACCAAAAATAGGCATTTCTTGCAAGTTTTTTTCTATGTTTGCAGAAGATGATGATGCACTTTGTGTTAATGTTATGTTTTTACTTAACACGCCTTCGACATCTATTTGAAATCTATCGCCTGCATCAAAATGCAGTAATGTCATTGTTGTTACATAACTTGTAGGCGTAGGGCTAGACGCATCATCATAATCGTACTGAGGCACATTAAGAAAAGGAATGTCGTCAATAGTAAATACGTCACCACCTGTGTTTATTATTCTTTTAGGATGATGATCCTCATGGAACATTAACATGACGTTTTCTGTTTGCACATCACGTACAGTTGCTACCTCGCTAGACTTAAAGGGCAACGGTAGATTAGCCAAAGGAATATAAGTAGCGGTTTGATCTGTAATTCTATACAACGCCATGTTGCCATACGAAGGTGTAGTTTCTTCACCTCCAGTAACAACACATAAATAATGTTTATCATGCTCAATACTAAAATCAAACGTCTTAACGTCAGAAGCATTAGCTGTGTAATAAAGTATATTAAACTCACTGAGCTTAACAGAGTGCGAAATATTTCCAGTATCGTTTTCTCTTACAATTCTAAAGTATTTATAGTCTACATTGTCGCTTACTCTTATTCGTACAGACTGAGTATCTGCCGTCACAGTTATTGATTTTAATAATAACCATGCAGAATTATTTGTAGAAGCCTGTATTTTTAATACACAAGATGCGTTGCCAGTTAACTGTATATCTTGAACGTCAACGTATTTACCTAAACTGCTTTGTCCAGATATGTCGTAGTTTACCAATATAAAAGGAGTGCTAGTAGTACCATTTGCGTTAATAACATTTGTAGTAGTTGTAGTAGCCCTGTTAAAATCATTAATGTCAGCAGGAGTGCCGCCATTAGGCATAGACGCAGTAATTTCAGAGCTAATAAAAGGCTTAATTATCTTTTCTGCTAGATCAACGTGCTGTGTTCCTGCTCTACGCTTTAACCCTCCCTGTGGGACGATAAGCACATTCTCAGCATTTTCTAAGCCTTGATAATATTGGTCAAGATCAATACGACCTTTAAGTAAAGGAGATAGTTCTCCGCTAACAAAACTATTTTGCGAAAAATAACTTTTAGCCATTAAAACCTCACATCAACAAAAGGCCTGCTTGCAAGAGGAGTTATTGGATGTTGTTGAGAATCTGTATATCTAGCCATGTTTGATGCATTAATATACTCTTCATTCATTAATTGTTTAGTAGATGCGCTGTCTCTAATAGACATAGCAAAATCTTTTGCTAAAGCGTACTCTACCATTTTTGAAAAATATGCAGGCCAAACAGATTCAGAGACGGTGTAGATGTAATCGCAGTATAAATTAGATTCAGTGTTGCAATATACTCGATCACCAAGAATTTGATAATTAATGCTAGGATTAATTTTAATAAATACTAACAAATCAGCAGGCAACTGATACATAGTGCTGTATTCAATACCTACTGGAGTTTCATTAATTTTAGATAACTGTGCTTTTTTTCTTGCAAATCCCCAACGGTATTTTGTAAGTTCATTGTGAACAATGTTGTCATACAGGTTGTTAGCAACAGTTTGTGCGCGCGTATTGCCAACCAAAGATGTAATAGGCAAATCACCAATTAAAATTAACGCATTAGATATAAGTTGGATTTTACTTGCCATAATAAACCTTTATGTAAAAAAGGGGGGCGAACCCCCCTAATTAAGTTACGCAATAATAACTTATACGTTATCTTTGTATTGAACTTTACAGATACCGTCTACATCGCGTGCAACAGCACCAGCTTTAAGCATACCATTACAAAGCCAAGAAGTTTTCTGTGCAACCCAATCTACAGAAGTCTTCATATCAATGCCAATAGCAAGTCCAACAGCGTCACGGCTAAAGAAGTATGAATCAACAGTATTACTAGCAACAGTCAAGCCACCTTCAGCACGATCATCAAGAATAATAAATTGGAATCCAGCTAGGCTGTTTACGTCACCGCTAACAAGTGCTTTAACAGTTTGGTAATCAGCAGAAGTAGACTTCTCATCTTTCAAAAGACCGCCAAGTCCTGCACTGTTAATTGCGGCAAACAAGTTAGAGTTAGGAACAGCTTGACCACGCAACGCTACCTGAGCGTCGATTACCTTAGCCATAGTAAGACCAGTAGTACCAGCGGCAACAGTAGAGGCAGGAGTAATTGCATCCATTGCATCAATTACCAACTGATCACTACGACGACCCAAAGCGCCAGCAATAGTGTCTGCTAACTCTTGTTTTTCATCAAAGTTAACTTCAGCTTGGTCAAAGATATCGGTGTACTCTGGAGCATTCCAGTTAGCAAGAGTCGCTACTGCAAAAGCATAGGTTACGCCCATAGGAACAACATCAGCAGAGGTTGCTTTTTGGTTAGCAAGTCCTTTGCCCATGTTACGGAATTTGTAGGTGTCACCAACTACATTGTTACGAATTGTTACAGCAGGCTTTAATAGCCCTTTTTGCGCGTAGGCGTGTTTGACCATACTGTCAAATTCAATCGACGCTACGGATGATAGATTAGCACTCATAATAGTTTCCTCGAAAAGAGTAATAAAAAAAGTTTTCAAGGTTTTTTGCTGAGTACCCAGTAAAAATGGTCAGCATTCAACCTAAATTTACTGGGCCTTTAGAGAAAGGGTATCCAGTGTCTTGATTATACACCTTTTACCCTGTATTAATCAATTATTGAGAACCGCCCCACGCTTCCATCATTTTCTGAATCTTGCGCTCGTGCTCTATATTGGTACTTCTAAGAAGGTTTCCTTGCTCATCTTTCTTAAACATTTCTGTTTCAATAGCTTCCCAAGACAGACCTTGAGGATTGTGGCCTCCTTCCATTGGGAGTTTAGCAGGAGCCGTTGCTTGTACTAACATCTCTACCAAAGAAATAGTATCAGCGGTAGTCACTAGACCTCTAGCTTGCTCATAAGTTTCTGCATCTAGGTTGTTTTTCATAAACCCTTCAACAGTCTTAATTCTTTCCTGAGCGTTATCGCCTAACTTAGACAACTCTTCTTCTTGGTCTACAGCTTGTGCGGCATAGTCTTGTGCAGATAACAATTCCCATGCTTCCCCAAATGCATCAGCACTCATATTAGTCTTAGTAGCAAATGCCTCTAACTCTTGATACAAGGCATCATCACTTTCAATTCCTTCTGGGGGTGTGTAACCATCTTTAGGCGAACCCTTGAATCCTCCAAATTTTTTAGACAGTTCAGAATAACCTTTAGCTTGATCTGCTACAGATTTATACTTTGTATCTAACCATTCAGGCACTTCACCAGTTCCTTTAATACCGTCAGTTAAATAATATTCACCTTCCGCAAGAGTTGGTTCGGCACTATCTAACAAGGTATCGCTTTGTTCAGCGGCTTGTTCTTCTGACATAATGTAATCCTTATTTAATTTCAGCTTGTCTCATTTGGTTAATTAAAAACTTAATTACTCCAGCTTCACCGTTATGGTAAGCGGCCTCATAATTAATGTTTTCTGCGCCAAAAGAAGTATCGTTATCATAGACAAACCTTTTGGTCAGGTCTGATAAGATACGCGCTCCATCGTCAGTTGTAAAGACCCTGTGATATGCCTTGGCCAAATCAT